GCTCGTTGAGGTAGGGCAGGCTGTCCCTGATCTTCACCTTGCGGACAACGATGTCCTCCTCACCGGATCCGACCGCAGCCGGCTTGATATGCTGCTCGATCGACTCCACGGCCGCGGTGATGTTCTCCGGGTTGATGTCGATGGCAAGATCTCCGTCGGACGTGCAGGCCTTCAGGTAGGGCTTGAGCCCGGCGTGGCAGTCGCGAGCCTGGCGGGTGAGCATCTCCAGGTATTCCTGCTTCTCCATGACGACGCCGGCGATAACCTGAGCGTTCGCCTGCTCAATCTTTTCTCGAATTTGAGGTTTTCGGAGGTTCTCAGCCCCTATTGCCCCAGCAGTCTGCTTCGAGTATCCTGCCTCACGAGCCGCCTTTGAGGCATTCCCGTGCTTCAGGTATCTCGCAACGAACTTGGCTTGCTTCCTCGTCATGCCAGTATGCTGCCCCCAATCCCCGGCACCGTCAACGCCTTTTTCTCCCCCGGTTCTCCCTCGACCTCCCTGAGCGCCTGGGCGTAGGCGGCCGCCTGGAGGGCATAGTTCCAGTCGTCATCGTGCTCGCTGGCCAGCCTTAGGGCCTCGACCGGGCCCAGGAGGGCAATGGTAGCCTCCTGCGGGTTGACGGGCCCCTTGGCGATGATGCTGAGGGCCTTGGCGACGATTTCCTCGGTCCTGTCCTCAGTGCTCAAGCCTGCCTCCTTCCACTACGTTTTCGTCAGGCGCTCCTCGCCCGGGCTTGAACCCTGGCGGAAGCTCCCGCTGAGCCTGCATCACAATGCAGTTCTCCAGCACCCACGTCTCGTCACGATCCAGCTCCGCGGCCGTCTTCTCCAACCACTGAACCAGCAGCGGGTGGAGTCGGTAACTCTTCGGTATCTTCATCGCGTACATACACTACCTTACGTGTATTGGCAGTGTCTCAATAATTCTGAGACTCTGGGGTTTGGGGTCATGGTCTTCTTTCGCAAGTGGGAGGATGGAGGAGCGAAGCGAAAGCTCCTCCTTCCACCTTGCGGGAGAATGACCGAAGGGAAGGTGGAAAACCTGATACACATAGTGTATCACCTTGTCTCCCGTCGGGAGGAAACGCTATGCAAGTATTCCCGTGCGCGGGAATACCGGGAAAAACACAGTATTCCCGTGCGCGGGAATACTGAAAAATCATGTATTCCACGATCATTCCTCATCCTCGGTTTTCTCAAGAATGAGTCCTTTGTGAATATTCCAATTTCCTTCCTTCACCATCTTTCGAACCGTCTTTTCCGATGAACCAAGCAGGTCCATGACGCCCTTAATAGTCGCCCGGCCCGGTCCGCCGCATCCCTCAATCGCCTTCTCCAAGGCGATCTCAGCCGCCTCCCGCTTGGCCTCCTTGGCGCTCCTTGCCGCCCGCGCCTTAGCCTCCCAGGGAGCCTCCTCCCCGTCCGCCTTGGCATCCTGCAGGAGCTCGGCGCCGGTCGTCCGGTGAACCGGATGGTCGAACCATACGTGGAGGGGCGCCAGGGGGGCGAACTCTCGCAAGGTTGCCTCCACCCGCCAGCCGGTCATCCGGTCGGCCCTGGACGAGGCCTCGAAGACGACATTGGCCGCCTTCTGAGCCAGCCCTGGGAATGCCTGCTGGAACGACAGGATGGCCGCCTCCGCCGGCCTTCGGGCATCCTCGGGCCAGTTATCGAGGTCCACGCCTGCAGCCCGTCCAAGAGCCTCCAGGGCGTCCTGAACCATGGCGTTGGCGACCTCCGCGCGCCGCTCGTCCGAGATATTGAGCTCAATCATGTCGAGGATGGCGTCCGGATCCCGGCTGAATACCCCGGAGCCTGAGCCCCGGTCCATCGCCCGCTTCTGGCCCTGGGAGCCCTTGGAATGGTGGTGGCAGTCAATGATGGACACCCCCAGCTCCGTGCAGACGCGCTCCAGCATGTTGCAGAACTTCGAGCTGGCCCCGGCGTCGTTTTCGTCGCCCCAGTTGAACTTGTAGATCGGGTCGATGATCACCGCCCGGAAGCCTTGCGTCTTGCATCGCCGGATGAGTCCCGGAAGGAGGGCTTCGAGCGGGACCGTCTTCCCCCTGAGATTCCAGGCCCGGAGCGAACTGATGGTGTCAGGCTTCCACCCGAGGGCACGGTAGACTAGGCGGACGCGCTCATAGAACGATTCCGCGCTGATCTCCCCGTTGATGTAGAGCACCTTACCCTGAGTGCATTTGAGGCCCATCCAGTCCTTCCCCTCGGCGATAGCGCAGCCCAGGGCAATCAGGGCAAATGACTTCCCGGCTTTCGAGGGGCCCGTGATCCGCATCTTATGTCCCACCCGGAGAATCCCGGCAATCAGCTCCGGCGCCATGTTGGGCTCCAGGTTGAACACGTCCTCCATGTTCGTGATCTCGGGAAGGTTATCGTTCGTCTCCTCGGTCCACCGGATCCAGTCGTCCCAGGAGGGAAGGCCGGTGGCGCCGGAAATGAGGTACTGACACTTTTCCCCGCGGTAGACCCCGGGCAGGCGGGATAGGCGGGATGGGTTCCGGTTCGCCTGATCCACCTTCAACCCGTTTTTCCGGCAGATCGAATAGAGCTGATCCACCCGCTTCCGGTACTGCTCGAGCGTATCCGCCTGAATTTTGACAATGGCATGGATGGATTTGCACCCGGAGTGAACAATGGCCGCGCAAGGAAGTTGGAGTGCCCGAATCAACCCCAGCTGCTTCCCGAGGTCCTGATCATCCGCCTCGATCAAGGTGTGCCGGAAGTCCGTGACGTTCTCATCCTTCACGCCCTTGCCGTCGAGGGGGTTGATTCGCACCCATACCCCGGCCATCCTGGGGTAGTCGCCAATGACGGAGCAGTAGTCACTGCCCTTCCGCAGCAGATCAATCAGTGAAGCGGCCGTCCGGTCGCAGACCCCCTTCTTCGGGAGGTACTTCCCGGGCTCGCGCTCCCAGCAGTCGGCGACGATGCCGACGTACTCATCGGGCTGAAAGACGGCCTCCAGGTAGCGGATGATGTCGTTCCCTTCCCAGCCCTCTTCAGGATCCGGAATGTCCTCGCTCTCGACGTAGTTCTCATCGACGAGCGGCTCCATCACCTCGACGTCGGGCTGCCGGGTGGCCGGGCCGATGTAGATCGGGTCATCCCATCCGAACCCGCCGCCCTGGGTAGGAGTTCGCTGCCTCCGCGCCTCCACCGGCTGAGCGCGTCCATACTCCACCGCCTCCTGCCAGGTCGCTTGCGCGGTGGTGGAGTTGATGCTGAGGTCGCAGGCAATGCGCTCGAGCGCGTCAATGTCAACCCGGCTGAGTCGTCCGGCCGAGAGCATGCCACCGGCCAGGCGCCCGGAATCCCGCAAGGTGGTGTGCATCTGCCCCTTCACCATGCCTTCACCGAGCATCTTCTCAATCTGCTTGAAGTCCCTATCGCTTTTCATCTGTGCCTTTCTCCTTGGTTTCTGCCGTTGTCCAAAACTCCGGTGGTGCCGAAATTCGCTTCCCGTCCGAGGTCTCTCCAGTCCAAATCTCCTTGAACGCGACGACGAGGCTGCAGGTGTACTCCGTGATGCCGTAGACTATGCGGATGGTGGTTCCGAGGGGTGGGGTCATGCTGCCCTCCTGCTGATGATCAGCTCTTGGACTCTCTGTTTCTTGGTTCTGTACCCTTGCGTGTTCTTCGTGGTCTCAACCTCCTGGTATTCCCATAGGCTTTCGGGGTACAGCGACCTCACCAGTGGGGTGTCGTAGTACGAGACGACTGCCGGCGCTGGCGAGTTGGCAAGGGCACTGGCGAGGAACGTGTGGTCTGCGTATCCGAATTCGCAGCAGTAGTAATTCTCGGTACCGTCGTAGGGGGGATCCACGTACAGAACCACGTCCCTCATCTTCCCGTAGACCGCGATGCAGTCTTGGTAGTGCATGTGGTCAATGACGGTCCCGCGGAGGAGCTCACTAATTGCGCTGAACTTCCTCAATGCGTTGCGGTACCGGAAGACCTCTTTAATGGAGGACCTACCGTGGGCCGAAACGCTGAATCCACCAGAGCGCATCTTTCCACCGAAGCAGAACTGTGCACGGTAGAACGTGGCCCGTGCTCGCTCGATGGGATCCGCGATGAGTCGGAAAGACATGCACCCGGCAACGAACTTCTCGTAGTCGGACAAGAACAGGGACCGACTTGGAGGGGACCATCGGACCGAGGCAATGAACATACGGCGAGTCAAAGGGTTCGCGATGCACCGCATCATGTTGACCAGGTCGTCCGACAAGTCGTTGTAGATGCGCTTCTGAAACCCAGCGTTGAACGTAACGGCTCCAGATCCACCGAATACGTCTACAAGGGTGTCGCGGCCGTATCTGTGCAGACGTTCAGAAATTCGCCCGACAATACGATGCTTTCCTCCGATGTAAGGGATCAGCGAGATTGTCATCGCGGCGACTCCCTTCGCTTCCAATCCTTGCGCTTGTCGTGGAAGCATGCGGAATGATTTCCGAGGGAGTCAATCCAGCGATCAGGACATGGCCTCTTCTTCTGCCCGGTCTCAGGCCCGGCAATGATCCAGTCGGGATAAACACCGTTGAACGAGTGCGGAATCACCGGACCAAGCATCGGCTCAACCGACACGAACCGAACAGGCGGCCGGTCTGCCGTACTGGTGCGCGTCACCAACTGTATCCAGCGTTCGGCGTATCGCAGCTGATTCTCCGCCGTGACGCCAAGCCAAATGTTCTGGAACCACGGAGCGCAACTCGGAATGTTGTGCGGCCGCTTGGTCAATAGGATGAACGTCAGGTGAGGGTTGTCGCCAATAACCTTCAGGACGGCAGAACGGTCCACCGGATCAATGGATTCGTGGTAGATGTCCGACACGCTGCAAACGAACACCCGCGCAGGAGTCTTCTGTTTGTAAGGCTGCGTCAGCCGCTCGGGGTGGAATGTGACGCGGCGCCACGGCTGTTTGAAACGGTGCGCGATGGCTTCCGCATAGCAGTTTTCGCATCCCTCACTTGCCGGACTGCACCCAGTGAATGGATTCCATGTGTAGCCCTGCTCTCCGTTCGGACCGTAACACCACGATATGGTTGTCTTATTCATTCCCATTCCTTTCATAAGTTGAGCCGTCAAACATTCTTTTGCGCGTTGTTAGGACTACGAATCCGGTACAGCTTAAACGGCGGAACGTGAACCCAGTTTCCAACCTCTTGCGCAACCGTGTATGCGGCCGACCCGAACAGGCGTGAGGCCGATTGTTCCCACGGTGTACGGATCAACCACCACCAGTGCATCGGCTTGAATGCCTTCCATCCTGCGGCGAGAATCACGATCCATGTTGACATGATTCCGAACAGCATCGCCTCGGCAACCGGTATAATGACGCGCAGCAGCAGCCACAAGCCACCGCATACAGATAGCAGCACAACAAGCGCTGTCATTGGCTGGCCTTCTGTCCGGTTCTGGTTTTGTTGGCCTCAATGCTACCCGCCGCCACTGCGAACAGGTGTGCTTTCATCCCCAGCCTGTACAACCATCGCGCAGTCGTTTTTCTGGCCAGCTTGGTATGTGCCTCGAATCCCGTCTCGCACAACACAGCCGCTTGCTCGCATAGGTCGGCTACGTCATCCCAGTCTTTCTCGGACAGGCGGACGGCACTATGCTTCTTACTCATGTTTTCACCAACTTTCCTTCTTCGTCGTGCCGCCATTCGGCTCCTTGACGCATGGTTTGTTGTTCGGTAACGCGACTCCAATCTCTGTCAGCGCATTCTCAAAATCAGCACGCAGACGGTCGGCCGCAGAGCGTGTGTCGCATTCCGAACCTATGGCAAAGAGCGCATCTCCGATGCGGAACATGACCCTCCAGCGGGGGGCCATCCACCGTTCATGCTGCACATATACTTCCGCAGGACCACGTGGTTCTGTATCGTTCACACTCCTTCTAGCCTCCATCCTTCGTGCCGCCATCCGGCGGCGTTGCAACCTTTCTGCTTCGTTTCCTGAACTGGCATCGCCATACGCCCAACCTGCTATGAACGCTTCTTGCTTGATCTCACGAACGGCAGCCATGTCGCATGAATCTCCGTCATCACCTACTCGGCGATAACAAGAACTGCACAGGGTCGCACCCATGTAGACACAGCGATACCGCCTAGCGAATTCAAGCAATGCCGCCTCCCCAGCAAGACAGTTGCATGGCTTCTTGATGCCTTCTGGATTTACATCCAGCACGTCACAGTCGGGTGAATGGTTCATACCTTCACCAACCTCCCGTTCTCGTCGTGCCGCCATCCGGCGGTGTTGAAGTTCATCATCGAAGCCTATTGGCTAAGTGAGCCCCTATCTGTTCGTTCGCGCCGGAACTCCACACCACGACGCAACCGTGGTTTGCGTCTTCGGCACATGTCGCGTGCAGGAGTTTCCCGCTTATGATGAGATCGATCACCTCCTGAGCCACCTCGTGATATATGCCAGCATCCATGTAGCGGTGGCACTCCTCTCGGTCTCGGCAGAACCGGATTCCGCTGCTGTTGTGGATGCTCAACTGTTCTTCTGTTCGTTCACGTCTGCAACTGTCGCATTTCATGTTTTCACCAGCCTTTCTACGCGCCATTCTCCAGCGCCATTACGGCAAAGAAAAAGGAGTTCCTGCCGCAGCTGCATAAAGCGTTCGGATTCGGGTCTTGCCACACCGTATCAGTAAACGCATCCCACGCCGTCATAACGACTACTACTATGATGACCTTCATACTCACACTCGAGCTTACGGTCGTCTCTATTTTTCACTTCCCCTCCACCCTTCGCTTCGCCCTGGTAATCGCCCCCCTAAGCCCGGCAATCCTTCGCTCAAGCTTTCGAATGCGCTTCCGCAAAGCATGTTCGTAACTACCCTGCTTACGTACCCTGTCCTCCTCTTTCTTTTGCACGATGCACCAGCCATGCCTCGGCGTCTGCATTATGGCTGAATGTCAGGTTGAAAGCGATCCCCGTTTCGTGCGTTACCAGTATCGTCTTCCCGTCTCGCGTGAACTTCATGCTTTTACCCTTCCTTTCCACGTCCACCATGAGCATTTCAAGGCCGACCAAACCGACCGACCATTCGTCCTATTCAGCCGGTAAGTAGTAACCATGTCTCTCAATACGTTTCGATACGGCCCACCGCAGCCCTTGCTTAACGCAATCACATCATTGTGATTAAGAAAGGTGATCCCAAACTTGCGGCAGGCAATCAGAGGCCCGAGTCCGAACTGCATCGGAGTAGATAGCCACCGACACTCCCAGCATGGCGGATCCTTTTGCAGCGATCGGATCAGTTCAATCTGGTCCGCAATCTTGTCCAGCTCTCGGCATCCTGTTGCTCGCATCCTCGCTATCGTCTCCTCGTCAGTCATGGTTCTCCCCTGTCAGATCATTTCGTTCCCGTAGCACAGCGATATTTCAATACGCGGGCCAAGTCCGTCGTCCCACACTTTCACTAGGTTACCCATTGCGACGCCCGCGTCCTGATCGAACAGAGCGTCGAGTATCGCCTTGTCAATGTTATCCCTGTCAGGCTTGACTCGGTGTGGTGCTCCACAAAGGGATTCCCTCTTCTTGCTCGTGTACGAGTCCGGGAATGGGAAGTACGCTTTCCAAGATACGCAGGAAACGTCTTCCAGGCTGATCCCATTCATGCACATCCTTATGGCATCCGCCCAGATACGATATTTGATGACGCATTTGCGCTTTGCCCAGCGGTCGCGTTGGGTCATCCTGGGCTTGCCCATTGGAACTACGTAGCAGGTTCGGGTAATCATTTCATCTCCATGTAGAAGTTTGCATTCTTCGCCCATTGCTCATGCCCGTTGGGGCACCATCGCGCCGCGAACTTGTTAATGTCTCCGGTCCAGCGATTGCGGATGGTTCCGGCAGTCCACTGCGCCTGGAGTCTGACGGACTTCGCCGCGTCGTCTCGGTAGCGGTGGGCCGGGTGCGTAGGGTCCTCGCTTCCAACCCCGAGCTCATTCCCAGGCCGGCCGTTCTCAATTCGACGGATGGTGAAGAGGATCTTGCGCCCGCTTTGGGATAGGCTGTACTGGTCCGCCACTGAGTTAAGGATTTCTGCCTCCTCCTTGATCCCGACTGCGGAATTGATCCCGGCGCCGTGCATAAGGATGCTGAGAAGCAATGCCTTCACCATGTCATCTCCTTGGGTTGCGTTCATGCCACCATCTTTCTGAGGTCCATCGGCAGCCTCCACCCGTTTGCCGAAATTCGGCAGATGAACTCTTGCGCCTCGGCAAACGTCATCTTGCCGGCGTGCTTGAAACCGTACCGCTCCAGACATCGGACTTGCCTCGGCTGCGCCATGTTGGCCGCCTTGCGTGCCACCACCGTGCTCAGAATGGCCTCCGCGTGCCCTGTGGAATTGATCTCCTCCGGGTAGATGCCTGCCTTGGCAAGGGCCTCGACCTGCTGCGGCGTGGGCGCCTTGGACTCTGCCGGCATCGCTGGGGTGTAGGAGGCGAGCGCCGGATCGCCAATCGACATGGCGTATTGGAGCGGGTCCACCAGCTGGCGCTTCTTGTGACGCATCTCGGCCAGCTTCTTGGCAAGGGCGGCCTCCCGCTTCTCGATCAGCTCTTGCCTGGCACGCTCTACTGCCGCGTCATCAAGGGAAACCTCCCCCTCCCCGCCCTCCTCAGCTTCCCGGTCAATTTGCTCGGTCATCGCGAGGGCCAGGTCATCATCCTCGGCGATCAGGGACGCCGGCCGGCAAAGCTGGTGACGTTCGCTCATCCAGAGGAAATCCAGCAGGAGGAGGTGGTCCTTCCCTGGGTGGATCCGGGTTCCGCGGCCGACAGCCTGGGCATAGAGAGGGCGCGACTTGGTTGCCCTGAGCATGCACACCGCGTCGATGGCGGGGTGGTCATAGCCCTCGGTATTCCCCATCACGACAACCTTGCCGTGTCTGCGCGTGATGATGTTTAGGGACGACGTCTTTACGCACCAAACCTGCTCTTGCTTGAAATGTTCGTGTCTGATTACGGTCTGTGCAGACAAGTGCGTGTTCATGCCCTTGATCATGCGAAGTCTCCACTGGTCGTGGTGCTTGGGGTTTTTGGATGGCATGTGGTACATGGCGCATCGCCAACCACGAACAGGACCCATAGAGCAAAGGAGTTCTATCCATGAATGCTTGGTGTCGTTGAAAACGATGCTATTAGGAAATCCGTTTTCAGCCTGCCCGTGATGACCGTCCCCGTACCAGTAACCCTCAAGAAGAGCGTCGAATTGAGACTCGTTGAGCCCTCTGAGTTCTGGTGCTCCCATCTTGTTAAGGTATGGTTCTATTCCATACACACCGTTGCGCTTTTGTGATCCGCCACCCGTGCCACGACACAGAGACCAGATGATTGCAGCCGGCTTGCTCTGCCTTACGACACGTCTAGCCGACACATTTAGCCTGGCCAAAAGAGCGTCAATCCACTCGACGATCTTGGGGTGTGTGGGGCTCTGACAGAGCGTGTACTCTACCCCTCCGCGAATCAGGGTTCTGTTTGCGCTTCCGTCGGCAATCCAGAATCCGATAAGTCTGCATTCGTCGTGGGTCAATTCTGATGGTTGCTTCCTTCGCAGTTTGTTGCGATTTGCTTCGCGATCTTCAGCCATCTTCACAGACTCTTCAAACGATGCTCCGGTGAGGGTTCTGATGTTGTACGCATTTGCGGAAACCCTTCTTCTGGAACAAGTCCTTAACTCATTAGGAACGCTGTGAGCTATCGGTGCCGCTACGCCGCAACTCGGAAGGACGTGCTTATACGTAAGTTCCGCCGCGGGTATCTTTTTCCACTTTGACTTGTTAGCCCCGCATCCAACTATCATTCGGTGAGTGTCTGTGACTCTGAGATTTATAGTCCTCGAATCTATGGAAACCATGTGCTCGGTCTCGTAGAGTTCTCTTTTTACTATCTCTTTTGGTTCTTCAAAGAACACAGTTCCATCAGTAACCCAGTTTGCCACTTTGTGACGCATGGTTATCGTGTCGTGTCTTACCCATCCCGACTCTGTGAGTATTTCCGTTTCAAGATCAAGGCAGAGCAGCATGGCATTGACCATCGCGCAGCCCGGCCCGTGGGCTTCCCATGCGGCTATCTGACTGCGGTCCTCACCCGAGCAGTAGAAGCATTTGAGCCCGGCCTCAGACACGTACTGCTGAATCGTTTGAGCCGTTGCACAGAGCGGGGCGAAGATCAGAAGCTTGCGGTCCCGGCAGTGCTCGGCAAGCTCCTTCGCAATCTGCGGAAGATAGGGCTCCAGGGCCTTGGCCACGCCTGATGCAGCGTAGTCTCCTGCCTGCACGGCGACGCCGCTCAGGTCGATCTTGAGCGGGAGCGTGAGGGCTCGGATCTTGGACAGGTAGCCCTGGCTTATAGCCTCGGGGAGGGTGTATTCGAAGGCGATGCTGTCGAAGTAGGTGCCGAGCTCGCGGGCATCACTGCGGTCGGCCGTGGCGGTAAACCCTGCAACGAATGCGTCTGGCCATTGCGCCAAGACGTTCTGCCAGCTGTCCGATATGCAGTGATGACATTCGTCAATGATGATGTGAGTCGGGGGGGCAATGCTGCTCCGACGCTCAGGCGTGAGGAGACTTTGAACACTCCCCACGGTGATCATTTCGAAGCAACCGACGGAGCTTTGTTCTGCCTTCTCGATCGCGCATGACAATCCGGTGGAGCGGGTAATCTTGTCGGCAGCTTGATTCGTTAGCTCGGTCCTGTGAGTGAGGATCAGAACGCGTCCGCCTTGAGCGACTATTCGCGAGGCAAGAGCCGCGAAGATTATTGTTTTCCCACATCCGGTACTGAGAACCGCAAGAATGTGCTTGTATTCGCTCCAGGCCTTTATGATTCCTGGGTATCGGTCGTTACCGTCAATGCAGGCCTTCTGATAGTCTCTAAGCGTGAACATTTTTGGACCTCCGAAAAGGCTGCGAGAAGATACGGGAAATGCTCCACCCTCTTCCGATCCTATGCTGGAGGGCTTTCGGCCTTACCCCAATTTTCCTTGCCCACTGAGAAACGGTTAAGGTGATGCCGTCATGAGTCAGAAAGACGTTCTTCCTAGTGTTGCTGTTCTGCTCTTCCATCGAAACGAATCGGCAGTTAGCAGGCTCGTAGTTTCCGTTGTTGTTGATCCTGTCGATTGAGAGGCCTGGCTTGTATCCGTTCTCAGATGCCCAGGTGAAGAAGCTGGACCTATTCGACATCCATTCTTCACAAATCGTTATTCCTCTCCCTCCCCAATCTGGAAAACGCTTATTCTTCGGGTCGTAGCAGCGCTTTCGCATGTTTCCAAACAAGACCTTGAGTCTGGTCTTGTGCGGTCCAGTCCACTTCGTTGTCACTTTCCATGCGGCTTGAGAAGCGATTCTGATACTGTCAGCGCGAGCGCATCCGCATGACTTTGCTCCACCAGAACGCAACCGGCTGGTCTTCTGAATCTTTGTGTTTCCGCAATCGCAGGCGCATTTCCACCAGCATCCAGAACCTTCGCCATCACAGCGCTCAATCACGGTAAGCCTTCCAAACTTCTGCCCGGTCAAGTCCATGGGGGAAATCCAGCCGCAGATTGCCCGCTGCGGTGCCGGGGTTGTTGTTGCTACAGGTTCAGGCCGCCGTCAGCCGACTCCTCTGAGGGATCGAGATAGCGGTCGATGTTGTTGACCGTGAGTTCCTTGCCCTGATTCTTTCCGCGCTTCGGAATGTACTTGCGGGACTTCATCATGCACTCGCCGGACCCCTCGTCCTCCGCGAGCTTCCAGTTGGGGACGAACTTGCCCTGATCCCCGTGCTTGCGCTGCCCGATGGCGGTGAAGAACTGCGTGATCTTCCATTGCAAGTCCTGATGAAGGCACAGCTTTTCCTCCATCTCGGCCGGCTCCATGTCCAGGTCCACAAGCGAGGCAACGCTCAGATGAACGTGGGCCACGTTCTGAGTCCCAAACGACCCGTATTCCTCACGCTTTCGCTCGATCTTGATGACGACGAACTTCGCCTTTCCGTCTGGGAGAATCGGATTCCGCTTCCCCTCGATTGTCGGGTCAATGGGGTCATCCCATCCAAAGCCCTTGTCTTCCTCATGCTTCTCTGTCATTTTGTGTTTTCCTCTCTCGGATCTACCTACTCGTTCGCCTATTCGCCTTCATAACCCGCAACAACCATGTCCCATGTAGAGCTTGCTCCACTCATGTCTCCATCGTGAAGTCCTCCAGTGCGTCCGTCAGCACAACTTGGGGGACTCGGATGAAGACACGAATTGCAAATGACTCTGCCTGACTTTCGTACCTCCGCCGTCAATATTAGGTCCCTGCATTCTTCGCATCTCACGTTGTGGACTATGCTTCCGGGTTTCATTCAGGGCTCATTTGTCGGATCTACCTACTTGTTCGCCTCTCCAAACGCCCTGATCGACTTCGCCACGCTGTCCCACTGCTTGAGCACAGTGTCCACAAACGTCGGGTTGAGCTTGTCCATCTGCATGTCAGCCGGGATGTTCCCCTTCCCCACTCCCCACGCCCTAAACTCCCTCAGCGTCAGCCTAGACTCAGCCAGCTTCTTTCTAAGCCGCTCATCAATGACGGGGTCCGGATCGGTCGGGAAGTCCATCGGGAGATTGTCCTCCTCTGGCTCCGGACCAGGCTTGACCTCGGGCTTTGCTTCAGGCTTCTTCCCCGGCTTCACCTCGGGCTTGACCTCGGGCTTCATCCCGATGCTGCCGTCAGCCTTGACGTCTTCCGGCTTGATCGTCTTGCCGGTGTGCGCCGACTTCAGACGCCCCTCGGCCGCCATCGCCTTGACCTTCTCGGCTGCCGCCGCCTTCCTGGCCTCGTCAGCCGTTTCCTGGGCGGCCTGGGCCTCCTCCCCATCGGTGTCCGTCTCCCCCGCAATCCCAAGCATGGGGCAGGCGCAATAGCGGCGGGCGTAGGTGATCGCCGCGCCAAACTCCTGGACCCCGAGTCCGGTCGGGAGCATGTAAACCGCCTCGATCTCCTGCCCTGACTCGTGGATCAGCTTCGTGATCAGGCACGGCGAACCGTCCTGCGTCGTCACGAGCTGAACGAAGGCCAGCCCGTTCTCGCTGAGGGGTCCCCGCGTGCAGTTCAACACCTCGTCCAGCGTCGCATAGCTGTACGAGTGCGAACCACCTGCCTTGTGCGTGACCTTCACCGTCCGGTTCTTTTCCGGGTTGGTGAACTTGCTCTGAGCCTTTGCCAGAGCGGCGGCCAGCTTCTCGATGCCGGCCGGTTTGTTGGTCTCTTCCATGGTGTTCTCCTGAGCTATCCGTGCCTGCAGTTAGATGATCGGAAGATTGGAGAGTTCGGCGTCGGTCATGTTGCGGCGCTCCAACTCCTCCATCGTGTCCAGCCGGACGGTGACGACCGTCCCCTTGGTGTAGTTCTTCGTCGTGCGGCAAGGCACCTGGCGGAAGTCGTACTTCTGCCGGACGAGCGTGGCATGCCGAGAGAGTTCGGCCTCGGCAATATCCTTCTGCCCCTTGATGCTGCTCGTAACAGACTTCAACTGCGAGTTGAGCTCCGTCACTGTGTTCTGCGCATCCGCCGCCTTCTGCCCGGCTGCGAAAATCTCGTCGTGCGTGAGATCGACCTTGAGGCTCCGTTTCTCCTCGTGGAGGACAATCTTGTCCGCCTTCGCAACCGCGTTCTTGTCCACCTTCACAACCGCTGTCTCTTCTTTCTTTGCCATGACTTCTCCTTACAGATTGAGCGTCACTTCAGCGGGTTCCTGATCCGCGTCCGCAACCACTCCGTCTTCAATGATGATGCTGTTCTCCGCGCCGGTCCCCACCCGGGTTCCGATCGCCTGCAAATCCCTGCTCGCGAGCCACGCCCCGAACTCGCTGAGTGTCTGCGTGTCCATGCACTCCAACCGATCGAGGAGGACGAACCCGCAAGTGGGCTTGATTGCCGCGCAGATGGCGGCCGCCACCCGGAGCTGCTCGGCTCCGGACATGCAATCCCACCGCTGCATTCGGTAGACGAGCTCGCCTTCCTCGTCGATGGACAGCCCATCGAGCGGCATCTCGACGCCGGCCAGCAGTTTGAGACGTGCGGCCCGGACGTCCTCCAGGGCGGCGGTGCTGGCGTTGTACTGCTCGCGAAGCTCGGCAGCCTCCTGCTCGGCCTTGGCCTTCTCGTTGTTTGCCCGGACCTTGGCGTTGATGCTGTCGATGGACTCCATCTCCGCCTCGATGGCGCTGGTGTCCACGTCCTTGAGTCCGGCTATCTCGGCTTTCACGTTCGCGAGGGCCAGCTTGGCCGTGGTGATCTCGTTGGCGATCGCATGACGCTCTGTTTCCGCCTGCTCAAGCTGGGCGCGAAGGCTAAAGATGCGATCGACCACAGATGAAAGCCGATACTCCTTCGTCTTGATGTCCTGCTCGGCCTTGCCCACGTTCCGTCGAATCTCGTCGTTCCGGGCGTTGACGGCCATCGCCTCCTTGATCCGGGTCGCCATCTCGGTCCCGGATAGGGGTAACTCGGGAACACCCTCGACGAAGGGGAGCTCGGACGCGTACTTCGCCTTGCGGTCGGCAATCTGGCCCGTGGCGAGGCGCTCCCCGTAGATCCGCTTCGCCTCCTCGTTGAGCCGCTGAAGCTCCTTTCCGAGGCCGGGGAAGCTGTCCAGGAGCATCTTGGCCTTCTCGACCCCGGTCGCCTGCATGAACTTGGGCAGATCCAGGGCGAAGGTCGAGACGAACTCGTTGAGGAGCGCCTGCCCACCCTTGCCGGTCGGGCTCGTCACCTTCAGCGACCCGTTGACGCCCTTGCGCTCCACCGTAATGCCATTGTCGAGCGTCACCTTGGCATACGCCTGCTCCGCTCCCTGGTGGACCGCGTGGGACGGCTTGTAGCGATCGCCGCCGAGCGTCCACATGATCGCGTCGAGCACGGAGGTCTTGCCCTGTCCGTTACGGCCGCCGATCACGGTCAACGGCCCGGACACGTCGAGCGTCACGGCCCGCACGCGCTTCAGGTTCTCGATCTCGAAGGATGTAATCTTGACGTTGTTCATCGGCTTAGCTCCTGAATGAATTTGATGATGCAGCCTACTGACAGGACAAAGAGGACGACGATGGTGATGGCGTCCGAAAGCATCGGATGCTCATGCGTCCACATTTCGAAACGACTCCACTTGTGGTTGGTCATGCCAGTCCCCTTGTGCTGTGGGTGTTGATGAACTTCTCGACTTCTTCCGACTTGATGCGGGTGTTGCGAGGGCTGATCTTGACGCAAGGAAGGCGGCCGCTCTTGCACCACCGCCATATGGTGTCCGTGCTTTGCCCGAGCATCTCGGCGACTTCTGCGGGTTTGAGTAGCTTGGGCATGGCTACACCATTGACGGGATGAACCCGGTCTTATCCCAGCGATCCAACGCGAGCCGGAGCCCAGCATTGGCGATCTGAGTCTTTGAGAATCCGTATTTCTTCGCGTACTGAGCGACGCGTGAATAGGAGGATGAGCTTATCCTGACCGGGGGATGTTTGTTTGTCTTTGCCATGTTCGTCTCGTTTACGACTTTGCAGGGATCGTGAATCCGTGCTTCTTCCAGTGGGCAAGGGAAAGGTCCACGGCGTAGCCGAGGAGCTGAGACATCGACAAGCCACGAGTCGAAGCAAACGCCTTGGCCTTTTCAGCTTTAATGCTGTCAAGCCGGTGATTCGTTTGGTTGTAGATGCGCTTTGGTGTCTTCTTGTGTTGCGTGTTCCTTTTCATGCCGAGGAACGTACCAAAAAGCTTACACTCTGCAACACATTGCAAGCACATGCTCCATGGTGGTACATGTCTGCCTAAGTGAAACCTACTCGATTTATTGGTGGTTCACCGTGGTACACGGGTAGAGCATGTCATGAAAAAAACATTATTTATTTCCGAGATTCCTTAGTGGTGCTAGGTGCAGCATCGTG